TGTCCTATGTCATAAGTAGGCATCCTGCTTAGCGCATAAAACTTATTGCGTAATCCCACGTCCTTAGCCTTAAACTCATCATCTTCAGGGTACTGTGAGTGGTAGGCACCAGTAGGCGACCACTGCCAACGCATAGCCCAGTGATTTGTCCATGTGCTCCTAGTAGGGGTACCACCACTGACTTTCACGCGTTTGAATAATTTTAACGCTCTCTCAAACACCATTTCCTTTGTAAAGTTTACCGTGTTGGGTTCAGTCCGGTTTTTGATTTCAGAGTTCCAATCGACCTCGCCTAAACCCCTGTTGACTAACACTTCTAGTTCAAAGAACGGTGTAAGGTCCAAGTCAACGAGGTTCTGTACAGCTTTCAGCCTACCTGAAAATTGATTCTTTACCTGGGAAAAGAAATCAGCTACTGACCTGTAACGCCACTGCCAGATCAATGAATCCTTAATAATTTCTTTATGTCGTGGAGGTAATGCTTTAGCCCACACAAGCAACCCAGCTAAGAAACTTTCATGCAAGTCGAGCTTGGCTAAACTCTCAAGCAAGGGAAGCACGAATGGAACATCCCTTCTGAATACATCTAGCCCTATTGTCCGCAGCTCTTTTATAGTTATATGTCTAAGGTGCCTACTAGAAACTTTACATACAGGGGGTTCAGCTGATCCATCGAACCAAGTTCTCAACGTAGCAAGACGTGTTAACGGTACATTCTGACTAGACCTCTTTGTCACATGCAATACGTATTGTAATACCTCTCGCCTGTTAACCGGACCGTACGGAAACAGGTCAGGACCGTACTGTATTCTTGAAATCCGGAGCAGTACCGAACGGCCTTGTACATGCAACGGTTCATGCCTAGAAATGTAAGTTGCAGTGAGGTCCAAGCGCGCCATATACACACATTTAGTAAACACAACATCAGTGTCATACCTAGTATGTACATCACCTTCTAAGTTGATGCCCGGGTAGACATCTAGAAGGTGGAAATCCGCCTCTTCGAAAGAAGCTACCTCTAGTCCCCGTCTGTCAGCCTTGATACCTAGAGGTACCATATCAAGGCTTGCAAAGCTACGTCTAACTAGTCCTGCTCGTCTGGGGGACGTTCCTCTCGCTCTGTTTGAACTGGTATGTCTATCATGCGCGCTTCTGTAGGTGGCTCTAACAAGTTTGCACTGCCTGAAGCGGTTGGCATTGGTACCCCGGCAATCAGCTCTTGCACTTGAAAATCCGCCAAAGCGAGATCATAAGTGGTCAATATGTTTGCTGTAAATTTCTCACTATCTATGGGTACTTGCACAAAACCACGAATTGTGTTTATATTCCTCACGTCATAACTAGCTGCTCTAGCATTCCATAGTGGTTGTGTTTGTAAAACTGTTTCTGCTCTTGTCCAGTAACAAACAACTGCACAATCTGCAAGACTTTCAAAACTAGAACCAAAGCTATTGTACCTCTCTTCTACAAATTCAAGTTGATAACTTACAGGCATGTCTAGCGTTGCCGGAGTCACTGGTGGCATCGCTATACTCACATCATTTGCAGCAAAAATGCGATGTGTACCATTCCGTAATGGGTGTGTATAGTTAACTGTATAGCCCTGCCACCTGCTAACAACACCATTAGCCCATAAATCATTATAGTTGTAAGCCTTTCTATATCTTCCCTTATAATACTGATGGACCGCGGGATTAATTGAAAATACTGATGAGTAAGGGGTGCCAGCCATTAGTGACCCGCCCAACCCTGTTATAAGTGCCACGCCTGATGGGCCAGCCATAGAGTTAAGTATTAAATCGTTATTTCGACCTGCTACATAACCGTAGTCAGCAATATGGTCTATAGTTATATTGCCAAATTTCATGTTTATAGTATAATAATCTCTTAACTTACCTTCTAACTGAGTAAAAACACCTGGCATGACAGGTTTAGGCACCGCCCTCCCTATCATCGCTGAAAACATCGAGTCTGCCCTAGTTGACGCATCTAAAGCATCAGCGTTATTGCCGTGGATTCTCTGTAGTATGTCCTCTATATGCTTAGCATTATGAGTAAACATATATTCACCCCAATACCAAGCAGTGTTAGCAAGCATTGATTCTAATATATTAGAGTCATTTGGTCTAGTTAGTTCACTCAACGTCTTGATAGCGTCTACCGATGTGGCAACACCATCTCCTTGTAGTAAGAAGTGAAATGCTGCCCTTTTCAACCCCAGTTTAGGCAAGCTTAACCTTCTCGGTAGGTGAGTCCACCAATGTGACTCTACCGTTTCATTTGCCGGTTGAGCCAACCAGTACTTAGCCGCTATTATGGCAGATTGCATATCTTCATGTAGTCTATGGTTTACCACAAACTTAATAATGATAGCTCGCATATCTGCAGCTGAGTAAGTACAATCTGTGTATAAATTTTCAGGCCCGTGATGCACATATATACTATTCTGTACAATTGCTAAGTCAATGTCTTGATCAATGAGAAAAGGAGTAGTTCTCAGGTTACCACACAACATTTTGTTCAATATGGCTGTCTCTTGAGTATTGAATCCTGACAAGTT